TTGCAATTCCAAGTGCGATTCCGATGATGATGTTTCTTGCTTTCATGTTGCTATTATTCCATAGGTTTCTATATGTTGTCAATCATTGATTTGATCAAGAACCATCTGCATTGCAAGGAAAATCAAAGCACTGATCATTCCAGTTACGGGACTGATTGTGTATCCGATCAAGCAGAATAGCAGTGACCAAAAAGCAACTTTTACTGGGTTGTATTGGTAGTAGTTCATTTCGAATTCCCTTCTTTTATTTTTATAATTTTGATAATGTTTTCTCTAGGAATGGCAATCACTCCACAAAATCTTTACTATTTTCATTTTTTGCCCATTCTATTTCTCAAATTTTCTATGAATCTGCTTTTTTGTTCAGTAGTTATTTGTTTTCTTGGAAAGCCTCTCTCTACCTTGTTGCGAAAAATTCTCAATGCCTTTGCTTCTTTTTGTCTGACTCTCTCTTTGGTATATCCTAATTCATAGCCTATTTTCTCAAGTGTTGTTCCTTTCATTCTTGATTTTAATATGAATCTATATTGATCAGACCATTCAGATTTTTGCCATTTTTTTGCAATAAATTCACTACTTGGAAATGCTTCATCAAAAATACCAAAAATTACTTGCTGTGTGGAATTTCTTGGTTTTGGTTCATTCATTCTGAATCCTTCCCACTTGTATCAATAAAATTGATTGTGATTGGTTGTTGATATGATCGTATGTCGAGAATAACGTGCCAAATCAGAACGCCGATCATGATTGCAGTATTCATATCTGCAACGCCAAAGATAACGTCCAGAAAAACAAGCAATGCAAGTCCAAGTTCAGTCAGCTTGATGATCATTTTCCAGATTATTGATAACTTTTTTTTCATTTCGTGTGCCTTTCAATTTTTAATAATTTCATGTCAGTCATTTCCCACATTTTGATAATGTTTTCAGTTGGAATTGCGATTACACCACGAAGTTCACCACCAATTTCATCTTGTGCAATAACAACTTTGAATTTGTCTGCACTGACCAAGTGGCCAACGGTATTGATCAACACTGTTTGAAAGTCATGATCTTGTTCGATTTGTTCCAAGTATCGATTGCTATCACGCCAAGTTACCATCACATTTTTCATTTTGATCCTTTCAAACGACGATCGTCGCCTTCAATTCTTTGTATTTTTGACATCTCGTAAAGTCGTGAAGCCATGCGGTCCCCATAGTGCTGTGCAATTTCCTTGAAAGTCAGGTTTGTCGACATGACAATCGGTCGCATCCAGTTGTAACGCTCGTTTATGACGTTGAAAAAGATTTCACGGGTCCAATCACTGATCTTTTCAGTGCCCAAGTCGTCCAAAAAAAGCATCGGTGTTTTGATCATCCAATCTGCAACATCCATGTCGGTTTTCTGATCGAATGACTGACGGATTCTTCGAAGGGCTTCTGAAACGCTGAAAAAATGCTTCTGAATGACTTCTGGTTGAATCTTCCTTGGTTCAAAAAATACTGAAATGTAATGCTGTGCTAGATATGGGACCAAGATTTCGAACATCTTGTGTGTCTTGCCGGTCCCGACCGGACCAGTAAAAATCAAAGACTGTTTTGAATCTTTCAGTTCGTTATAAGTGTCAAAATTTGGTGTGACGTGTGAAAAGCGTGGTGGTAATGCTTCCAAAATATATTTGATTTGCAATTCTTTTGCTTCTTTTTGGGATTTGTCATCGATTTGTGGTGCGTTGGTGGTTTCGATTCCTTCAAAGTCGTTTTTGGGCAGTTCAAACGTTTTGAGTGTGTCGCCTATTTTTTGCATTATTCAATCCCTTCATATTTGTCATCTTGTTGATTCTCGAACTTCTTTTCAGGCCTGTAATTGAGCATTTCCCCGATGTAGTCAACCGGCTCTTTGGCTGTATTCTGGGACCTCAAAAGAATGACGGGTTTCATTTTATTTTTCCAGAAATGATGAACTTTTACAACTTCAATGGCCTGTTTGATTTGCTCGAAAGAATATGACTTCATTCGTTTTTCCAAATTGGCTTTGATTGCATCGATTGCTGAAAATTGTGTCCCGTGAACAGAATTCCAATGATCCAAGTATTCTTTTGAGAAGTCATCAATTGTTTTCTTCTGTTCTGTATTCTCTTGTTCTGTACTGTTATGTTCTGTACTGTTATGTAGACGTACTTTGTTCGAAGTTTGTTCGAAGTTTGTTCGAACATTGTTTTCAAGTTCCGATTCCAAATCAATTTTCCTCTGGTCAAGGTCCACGTCTTTTGCATAACGGCTCACGTAAGTGTCCAAACGGTGAAGAATTTGATGGCAATACAAACGGCCACGAAATTTCTGAAATAAATCCAACTGATTACAAAGTTCTAACACACTTCGAAGTTTGTTCGAAGTTGTTCCAACCTCGTCGGCCAGTGTATCAATGTTGTGGTGCTTGTCGGCGAAACCCCAATCTTCAAAATTGTCTTTTTCAATTGATTCCCCAATTATTTCAAGAAGTTGGAAATATATGCCGTATCCTTCCGCACCAAACTTTTTTTTGAGAATTTTTAACTTGACATCGTTCCTTGCGGAAGTGTCGTGTTGAATCCATTTCATAATTTTATTCTTTCATGTAGTTGGTATATTTATATCACCATGTTTCACTATGTTGCAATGCCAATTTGCCGGACCACCTGTCACATGATCCGGCTTTTTTGTTTAGCCTAATGCTTCATAAACATCGTCTGCAATGCTGTCAGAATCGGCTTCTGAATCGCTTTGCAATTCATCGTTGGCAAAATCTTCGAAAGAATAATCATCTTCTTCGGCTTCTGCCGGTTCTGGGTCAGGCATTTCAGACATTTTACGAATCAAAGTGTTTGCCTGTGCTCGTGTTAGATTTGCAACAGAATCGGTTTTGAATGCTTTTTTGACGAACGCCTTCAGTCTTTCAACGGTGATTTCTTTTTTGTTCATAATCTCTTTGATTTTTATCACTTGAGATTTATTGACCATCTGAACATCATCGCTTTGATTCTTGCTTTTACCGTTTCCGGCTTGATCCATTTCATCGGTGGTATATATACCTGAAAGATCCTGTGGGAACGCTTTTCGAAGTGCATGTGCTTCAGCAACCTTTGCAATCATCGTTTCCGGCATCTTTTTCCAAAGATTTTGGCCAGTCGTGTACTCGTCAAACTTTACTTTTGCAGTGAATCCACACTTTTCACCAAGAACCATTTTGTGCACGGTCACTGTACAATGTGTGACTTTCCCGTTTTTGTCATAGTCATACTTTGGTTCGTCGGTACCTGCAAATTCATTTGTCCGATGTGCAATGATTCGATAGCCATCAATACTGGTTACATAACTGACTTTATCGCCGTATTTGATGAAGTAAAGTTGTTTCATCAACGGGTCAAGCCGTGTTCTGTATGCCATCATCAGGAAAAGTTCAAATTCCTGTTTGGTAGCTTTATTTGCAATTTGGGTTTTGATCAAATCAATGTGCTTTGGTGTAAGAATCAACTGGCCAGTCTTTTGATCGATTTCTGCCGGTTCAACTTTTTCGATTGAAGTTTCTTCGACAAGTTTTTCTGCAACTGGTTCGTTTTTTACTTCTTCCTGATCCAAAGGCTGTGATTTTTCTTCAACCTCGTTTGTGTTTTGTGTCGTTTTAGACATTTTGCATCCTTTCATTTTGTTTATATTACAACCAGTATGCCACTGGTTCGTGGTCTGGGTCAAGTTTATTCTTTTGACTCCCATGCTACAAATTCCAAGTTCTGGACCTCACCCCAATCGAGATGAATGATCTGGTTCAGTTGGTATCGTGCATTTTCTTCGATTTCATCAATCTTGATGTACGCTTCATAGTATGTTTCTCTGAATTTTTCACCAAGTCTTGCTTCCATCTCTTTGTTGAAGTCAAGCAGGTTTTGACTATCCATCCATGAAGTCGACATTTTATAATCAAGAAATCTGATTATCTTGCCAGTATAGCCATCTTCTTTGCTTCTGACGATTGTGCCAACCTCTGGTTTCTTTATTGCAATAACTTGCATATATTCCTTTCGTTATTTTGCTCGGTTTTTACTTTGTTCAAGCCAATTTGGTTCCATTTTCCAATCATCATGGTAGAACTCTTGGTGCAGATAATTGATGCAAGGGCCAACGCCATCTTCATGAATTCGGCACACTTTGACCTTCAAGATTTCTTGGTATCGACCTGTAATGCCGTACACCATTTTTTCGAACCAATTCAGTTCTACTTGATGAATTTTGAGTTTGTAAACTCTGCCTTTGTGGAACATCTTGCCACGGCCCATGTACCGTGCGTATTCGATGCTTGATTTGTATTGCATAGCATTTCCCTTTCGTTGCTATTTTATATATTCCCCACGTTTCAGTGGGTTGATACCACAATACAATGCTTTGAAGTACGTTGTCAATACCAGTTATCGAAAATATCGACACTGGTTCAAATTACTTGAGGTAAACCAGAAAAATCAGAAGGGAAGTATGCCTTTGGTTTGAACAGTGAAATTTTGTTTGGTCGATTCGTACACAAACTTGTCTGCATACCGACCGGCCATGGTCAGTCCAATGGTGAACAACTGTCGAACGGGTATCATATAACTGAACACCCAAATGTCGACCTGTGCCATTTCGGGAACATTCGTGATTTGATCGAGTGTTGCTGTAATCACCCAAGATACTACAAAAAGCAGGACCCAACGTCCAACTTCTTTGAGGGCTTCAATTTTTGGATTTTTCATCACTGTCCTTTCCTTAAATATCTATGATGGTATATAAGTGCCAATGTAATGCTGATTACCACTGTGGTGACACTAGCTGAAACGATTATCGAATCATAGGCAAATTCAGATAGGCCAAAAACGCCCAAACGATCGAACCATAGTGCCAAGTATCCAATTGCTGATCCAATGACCATGAAGCTGACAATGAGAAGCATTGTTTTGAGAACCTGAAAATCATCTTTCAAACTGAATGCTTCGACCTGTTTTGGAAGCACAAAAAAAATCATGATGATCAGTGCCATGATTCGCAAAATAATTCCTGCAATGTTTACTATCGAAAAATTCATGTTGTTCCGTTCTTTGCACCACCCACTGCAATATGTATATCAAAGGTGACGTTGCTAGATTCAAGCATTTTGTTCATCCTTTGAATACTTTCCACCGCTTCTAATTTTGCAGTGCTGATTTCATTCTTCAACGATTCAACTGATTCAGTCGGCTGTTTTTCTATTCCTAATAGTTTATCAAGTAATTGTATAATCATGCTATCCTTATTTTCGACTGACTGATTGGAAAATCAAGTCAACCGTCTGTTTGATGGCTTGGAGTGGCTCTTTCACCACATCACGGGCATCCTTTAGATCTTGGATTCTATCTGACTGCAATTTTCGGTTGTCTTTGTAAAGAATACCAATTGCGATCAGTGACAGGGCCAACAATATGCCTAGAATACCGGTTTCAGCCAATTTGACCAAGATCTCTGCCTGTTCCATTTTCTACTTTTCTATATTGTAATTTTTACATCCTTGAGGCTTTCAAGAACTTTCACCCCAACATCATACAAACTGACTTCACGTGGGCCGTCGGTTGGGACCTCTTTGACCACCTCTTTTTCGACGATCTTTTCAACTTCAACCGGAACTTCCTTGATCACTTCTTTGATCTCTGCCGGTTTGTTGGCACGTTCTTTCAACTCATTGTATTTTTGCTTGAGTTCATCAACTGAAACATCCTTTGGGTCACGGTCAGTGATTCCAAAAATTGTTCTGACAACTTCATCGTACGCCGATGATTTCTTGATTATGTCTGGATAGTTGCTTGGTAATTCTCCCATATTTCCCCCTTCTTGGTTTGGTATTTGTTGGTTTGTAATAGGTGTATATTCAAAAAATGCCATTCCGGTGGCTTCCCAAATTTTGTTCTGTTCGATATCACCGCCCCATGGGTCTGCTGAAACGCCATCACCCAAAAATCCGACCCAATGCTTCCCATTTGGCGAACCACCGATCGGTGTTGCTTTGACCTCGATCATCGGGACCATGCCACGACCAATCCATTCAGATGCTTTTGCATTATCGTATGAATAATATCGCCATTGCCACTTCAATTTTGGCCAGATCTTTGGAACCGCCGTCCATACTATCAAATTTCCTTGAGCATAGCCACCATTGTCAGTCAGTTTTTTGTTGACTGTGGCCGGTGTTTCATTCACATATCCGGCATGAACAAGAATCATTGCCAGAAGCGAAATTGTGCATCCGGTTTGTCCGAGTGTTTTGTTTGAAGTGCCGTGTTGGTTGTTTTTCCAACGGGCATCAAGTTGGTTGAAAATGATTGGAAAGTTGATCTTTGCCATAGTCCCATTATTGCATTGAAACACCATAGGAATCAACAAGAAGGTCAGTCAAGATGTTGTTGCATTACACCACCGCCACCAACCAAAGCCGATTTTGTGGCTCTGATCAAGCGTACCTTGATGTATTGTGGCTCGTGATTGACAGTATCAACGGTCAAATTGGTTGATCCGGTGTCAGGGTTTGTGGCTGAAGAAGTGGTTCCTATGTGATAGTGAGTTCCGGCCATAGGTGATCCACCACCACGATACTGACCATTTGCTGAAACAGTGTTTGTTGTCCAAGGATGTGTGTGGGCTTCACCGGCATGGTTGTGATTGATTGCATCATGGGTGTGTGTGTTTGATCCGCCGGTTGTAAGTGCTTGGCCCGTAGCTTTTCCTCTGATATAGAGATCGTTATACCCCAAATCTTCCCAACCACGTGGCAATTCTGCACCGGTATGAATAACGACGTCGCCTTCCTTCAAAAATCCCTGTTCAGTGAATTTCCAGAAATGAAGCTCTTGATATGACAATTGAGAAACTGCCGATGGAAGTGGGGTGTTGTTGGTAGCAACTTGAGTGTGGGCAGTGAATGAAATACTATGACCGTGATCAGCCATGGCCCCACTGATGTTGTCTGCACCAAGATCACCAGAAACGGTGTTTCCCGTGCTTGTTCCGCCATGATTGTGAATCATGTCGTGTTCGTGGTATTGGGTGTGGTTGTGGTTTGATACATCAACACCACTTCCGGCATCTGCACCGGTACTGGCACCCTTCATATATCGGCCATCTAGTGAATCAAAATGACTTGCTTTAGCACGAACGCCAACATCAGACCTCATAACGATCGAATTGACAGGGAATCGGACATATTTCAATGATCTGATAAAAATCAAATGGTATCTTGAGTATTCATTGTTTGCATTGCCAATAGTAGCCACTTCACTTGAAACTGAAGCACTTGTCATCACACCAGAAGTTGCACTTGGATGATAGTGGGCTGTTGTTGTTACGTCATACGGTGGTGAATCACGGTGTGAACCATTTCCAATACTTGAAACATTCCCTGAAACATTGCCCGTTGTGTGGGTATGGCCGTTTACTGTCCAAGTGTGGGTGTGTGAGGGGCTTGTGTGGGTGTGCGTTGCACTACCGCCAGTATTGCCCCAATCGCTGTTCGTAATCTTGACGTATAAGCCGTCAAAATCAGTGTCACGCTCAAATCCGGCAGGAATGTTTGCGTGAAGATCATCGAGTGGTATGACAACATCTGGCGGTAAAAACATATTTCTTTAGTTTGCAAGGGTATCAGGGTCAATCACTTTTGTGATATAGAAATCCTTTTTTTCTGGCATGTATGCTCGTGCCAACTCCTCTGCTTCCTTTGCGTTACTTGCTAACAAGTGAAATTCTGTCGACATCTTGAAGTCGTTTCCGGCTAATTCTTCAAACAGAAAACACACAAATAGCATTTTCTTTGGTTTTGATTGTTCTTTCATAGAACATCCTTTCATTTTATATTTTTATACTACATGTCTTGACCAACAATAACACCGTCATATTGACCGGTTGCAGTCACTTCGAATATGAATTTGTCTGTTTTGTCTGCTGTGGTCGTTGGGGTTGGGGTGGCACCAAAGGCCCACTTGATTGTGCTGAAGAATGTCAGGGCACGTCCACCGGTACCATCTTGGGTGACACGAAGTTCGAATGTTTGGCCAACTTTAGCATTTGAAACCGTGAAGGTAGTTGCTTGATTGACGGTGATTTTGAACTTGTTTCCCTTTGAAAGATCGATTGCAACGCTTGAAGCAGGGGTCAAAGTGATCCAATCTTGATATGCACCCTGAACTTTTGGTTCACGCATTACAAATTCAACCTGTTCACGCATATCAGTGATGTCTGCATTCTGAATTTCAGTTTCGCTTGAATCTACTGCAACGTGTGCAAGTACGATGTATGGGTTTGAAGCACCGATGGCTGAACCAATTGCGGTGTCATCTGGTGCTGAAGGTGAAGCGGAAGGTGTTCCGGCAACAACTGTCAACTTGGCCACATTTGAACTGGTCGTGTTTACAGTAGCACCAAGGTCAATGTACAAAACAACCGCATCGATGCGTTGGTTTCCTGAACCATTGGCCGTAATGGTCAAATCAGCATCATCGGTGTGCATCATGACAGGATAGGCCATGCCACCATCGGCATTTGGGATGACTGCACGGGCCAAAGCACCTGCAAGAAGAACCTTGACTGTCATATCTGGGACAGATTGAGCCTCGACTTTGAAATCGTCGCCATTTTTGTTGAGTACACCACCACCATTCGTCAAGAATGACATGAAAAAGTTCATGATTTCTTGTGGGTGTAGCGTCCCACCTGTTCGCATTGTTTGGATGACTTCTGATGACATAGTTTTGTTCCTTCCTCTATATTAGTCTAATTTTTAGCGTTGAGCAATTGCATCTATATTGTATCCCAAGTGGCCCCATTGTATCTTTTTAGAGTTGCATCAACCCAAGCTGTTCCATTCCACACTTTCAGTGGTTTTGCAACGAAAGCACCGCCAACGTAGGCTTTGACTTGACTTCCAGAAACAACCGGTGCTTCGCTTGGTGCCGAATCACCACCTAAACCAACACCAACAATGTCAACTTTGAAGTTTGCACTTGTGTTTCCAGTCGTTCCAACCTGAATCCTACCTGCTGAAGTGATGTCACTGTTTGTATATTCTTGATTCCAAGTTGCCGGTTCAGAATCACCATCCGCCCAAATCCTCAATTTAATTGCACTGCCCTGAACTCTAAATCTAACCCAATATAAAGTGTCATTATTCATTGTGAAAGAAGCTGTTCCCAAACTGGTTTCTCTCCCTGAAACTGCTTTTCTTATATCGAGTACATTTGTGTCATTCCGAACAAGTGCGACATATCCCGTTCTTGCTGACTCTAGTGTTCCACTAGCACGTAACGCCAAAAGAAGAATTCCTGCTGTGGAAGTATTGAATTTAACCAAAATTTCCTCATCGGCATCTAGTCCAGAAACGTCATCCCAAGAAAGTCCCGTTCTATTGTAAGCACCCAATTCAGTTACTTCAAGATATTTACCACCAGTAAATCCGGCATCATCCCTTACTGTGAAAGCACTTGTTGTGTTCCAAAATTCAGTCCAATCACTTGGTTGTGCTGACGTTGTATATTCTGAAAAATCAGTGAAGTGCTGTGACATATTATGCTGTATCAACCCATAGATCGTTTGTACTTGGTGAAGTTGGTTCGGTTGCTGAAACAGTCAATTTTGCAGGACCATCGGCTTGAAGCGTTCCAAGGGTTGCACGGGCTGTTCCGGCATCGGCATCATCAACAAGTGTTGCACCAAACGCTGAAATGGTTGTGTTTGCCGGAAGTGAAAGTGTTTTGATATCAGCATCAACTTCACTGTCCATCAATGCACCGGCTGAAGTGACATTTGCCGTGTCAGTTATGTCGGCACCTGCTTCAATACCGTCAAGTTTTGATTCGTCAGTGGCAGTGAAATGCTTGTTTGTGGTTCCGGCGGTTATGTCGTCGAGTGTTTTTGTGGCCAAATCAGTTGCAAAGTCAGTGCTGTCATAGTGGGCCAAATCTGTGATGTCTGATTCAGTGTGTGTGTGTGTAACTGTTGCGTATAGTGTGTCAAAGTAGGTTTTCAACGTGGCTTTGATGTTTGCCCAAGTCAGTTTTTTCAACACGTTGGAAGCCACGGAATCAGTCAATCCAACCGTGTCGGCATCAACTGGCGTTGTCTTGGCAGTTGCACCGAAAATAGACGATCCCACGTTCCCTGCATCGGTAACATCAGCACTTGCTTCGATACCTGCCAACTTTGTTTTCTCTGTCGCCGTGTAGACTTTGTTTGTGGTTCCATCAACGTGGTTGTCGGTATCAAAAGCATCGCCATTGACGTTTGTTGGGTCATAGGTAGCTTTTGCCATATCACCGGCACCGGCGTCAATCCATTCTGTATCAAGACTGGTGTTTGATGCTTTGGCAAGAACTTGGCCAGTAGTACCACCAACCGGAACGCCTTCACCTTGGGTTGCATAGGCCAGAGAAGTCCAAGCCGTTGTTCCGTCACCGATCTTGAATTTCAGTGTGTCGGTTTCAAGGCCCATTTCACCTGCTGATAATGTTGGATTCGCTGAAGTCCATTCACTTGCTGTTCCTCGGCGAAATTGTATTCTTACTGGCATATTTTACACTCCCCCTGCGTCTATATTATCAATTGCATCGTACACCGACGTTGGTGTTCCGCCGTCAAGGTTTGGTGATCCATCAGAACCACCGGCCCCACTTCTTTCCATTGTTCGAAGTCGTTTTTCATGTTCATCGATAGTTTTCACAATATCATCTGTTGAACTCATGATGCTTCTTCCTCAAATGTTAGTGTTACGGTTGCATTGTGATTCAATGTTCGCTGTTTCAAGCGATATGAAGCGTCGATGTTCTCAAGCGGAATTTTCACCGGCAATTCATCACCTAATTCATATTCTGTGAACAAAGGGCTGTCATAGTCAACCACAACTGTTGGAATTTTTCTTGGTGATTGCATCAATTCAAGTGCCCGTTCACCTTTTGCAATCAAGTTGGCACTTGTTCCAGTGTCTTTTTCACTGATTCCACGCTGAAGTAAAAAATAGTTTTCTTTGACCGCATTTGTGGATGTCACGGCTTCAATTGCCATGCTTTCACGCTGTCCTTCACCGAAAACAAAGATTTCGTTGGCCATCTGATTCAAAAATAGTGTTCTTGTGGTAAAACTTCTGATGTTCACACCATCGATCAGGGCCAAATTGGGCTTTGCTGAACCTTTGGTTGGATAATAACAGTTGATCACTTTTGCCGGTGTAATATCGATATCAATTCCATTCACAACATCATCGCCACTTAATTTTTCGATGGCTTCTTTTATTGTGTTGTAGTAGAACGTTCGATTTCTTTGAACATCGTTTGGTTGAGTTCCAAGAGTGAATCCAAAGTCACCGTATGACAATGCTTGTGTGTAGTTGATCAAATCTTCGATGATTTCCCAAGCATATTTGTTGACGTACTCTTTGCTTGTTGCCACATCTGGATGATTGGTGAAACGTGCTTCCAAAAGATCGATCCAACTATTGATTGCAATGGTTCTTGTATACACACCATTGACGTCACGTGACGATGATGGTTCGCCAATAAATCCACCAAAAAGAAGGTTGTCATCTTCATCATAAATGTAAGCCTCACGATATCCTGCTTGTAGAATGTAATCTGGGTCAACACCATAAAATTCGCCAATCGCATTGATCGTTTGACGGTTGAAAGAAACTGTCCCACTGGCACCACCATTCAACACTTCAGTGAAAGAAAATGAATCATAGGGCACTTCCCACTTGAGTGATCCATCGAGGTTTTGAATGATAATCTTAAACGTCATATACCTAGATAGTGATCTTGAAACGTTACTGTGGCATATCCCCCCGTGAAAGAGGCACCAAGTAGTTTCAAAGAGTTCACCCCTTCTTGAATTTTCCACCAGTCGCCTGACACATATTGAAAGACATTCAAATTGTCATTCAAACGTGCCGTGTGAAGCCTGAAGTCGAGATCGATATAATCGTCTGCATCAAGGGCATAGGTGATTGATAACTGTTCATCGGTCGTTGCGTTTCGAAGCACTGGATTGGTTACACCGCCATAAATTCTTGCAGTGAAGTTTGCTTCAGTGTTTCCATTGTTGGTGACATTGTTTCCAGAGATATCAGCACCAGTCAATTCAAATGGGATTTCTGAAGGGACCGCACCGCCACCACCTTCACCAGAAACGATTGTATTGGTCTTGATTTCGTTTCCGAGTAGGAATGGATATGGTGCAACCATTTCAAGTCGAAATGGGCATCTGATGGCCTCACCCTGCTTGTAATCCATGCCCATGGGTTCAGTCAAAATCACATCTGATCGAACAATCAAGCCAGATTGTGTTGTAATCACTGCCCGTTGCAATCCTTTTCGAATGTTGAGTGCTGATTGCATTGAACGTCGCTTCGCTTCAAAGTCTGAAACATCATCGCCAATGATTCGACCCTCAATGGCCATTTTTCGTGACCCATAAAGGTATGAACCGAGTTTTGCACCATCGGCATTGCCAAAATCCTTGATATCAGTTCTGACCACTGGAAAATCAAAACCGAAGTGATCGTCGATTGTGATTCCTGTTGACCATGGGCCAAATGTTAGTCCGCCGAGTGCTATTTGTTTGATCATCGCTGTTTGTTCCTATACATAAATGCTAGACGCTGATTGACTATATCGACATCAACCGTGTCGGCAACTTCGTTTGTGATGTATTGATTCACAATTGGTGTGCCACCGCTACTTCCTGCACCTGCCAGTGCCGGTTGAGTGTTTGCCATTCCCAAAACGCTTCCGTGATAGTCTTGGCCACTGATTGAATCATACAAATCTGAATAGAATCCTGCAATCTGCCCTGTCCCCTTCTCGACCAATTCGACCAATGAAGGGCTGTTTTTGTGGAACGGTGAAATTTTTGAAGCGGCGTCCTTGATTGCCTGTGCCACTTCCTCGATCTTTTGCTTTGCTTTGATGAACGGTTCAACAATAGCATCATAGATTCTTGTGGCCATGTTTTTGATGCCAGTCCAGATCTGATCGAACAAGTTTGAAATGAAGTCCTTCATTCCCTGAAGAATTTCAGAAACCCTTGTTCTGGCACCTTCAGTTTTTTCAGCAAGTGTGCTTTTGATACTTTCCCAAACTGATCGTGCAACACCAAGCATGGCATTCCAGATCCCTGAAAGAGTTCCCTTCAATTCGTTGAATCTGTCGGTCATCCAAGTCAATGCCGGTTGAATGATCTTTTCGTTTATCCACTTGAAAGCATTGCCTAGTTGTTCACCAAGCCACACAAATAATTGATAAACTTCGACAACAATCCTTGCCACAATCGCTGAAAGTAGCAAAATGACAGGGAACAGGATATTGTCAAACATCCACTTCCAAAAATTCACCCAAAACATAATGTAGTCAAGAATTGGTTGCAAAACAGTCATCAGAACACCGAGAAATGCCGAAAATGCTTCGCCAACTGCCTTCAGCACACCATCGATCATGACTTTGAACTGTTCCCATTTTTCAGATATCTTGGCCGGAATCCCCATCAACCACTCAAAGGCACCCTTCAGAAAGTCAATAACTGAAGCCGTAATGTCCTGAATACCCAAGAAATTGTTTGACCAAGCCATGTACAGAAGTGTTATGACTGCAATGACCAAACCTGCCGGTGAAAGTAGAAATCCGATTGCTGTTGCAATTCCGGCGAATATGGCAATCACACCTTGAACCGCCATGATGGCACCCAAAGCGATCGCAATCCCTTTTATTGCGGAAATGATGACTTCTTTATTGTTAGAAATAAACCCAAAAACTACCGCAATGATCTTCTGAAAAACTCTGAGAATATCAATAAAAGTTTTGTATTTGTCATAAGTTGATGGGTCTAGGTTTGCACCAATGTCCCAATCAGCGTGAAATGCGTCCGCAATCAATGTCATGACTATCCCAACATCTTTTGCAAAGGCAATTATTTTTGGAATTGCACTTTCAAACCAACCGAGGAAATTTTGTGCCAATGTTTTGATTGCATCAAAAGCACCAGATTGCATCAAAATGTCTTTCAAACCAAGGCCAATTGTGTCTTGGATGTTTGACATGACACCCTGAAGCGACTTCGACTGATTATCCATCGCACCTTCGAACAACCCACCGGCTTCAGATGCTTTTGCAAGTGATTCAGTTAGCAATTCATAACTGACATCCATATCTTTGACTTCATCAACTGATTTTCCAGTGGCTTCAGCTAACAAACCATAGATATTGATACCGGCCATACCAAACTGCTTCACGTCCACTGCTGACGCTTTTCCAATCGCCTTGATCTGTTGTAAATTTGCCCCTAGACGGGTTAATTCTGCTGTTCCACCACCTGTTGCGGCAACGGCGTTTCCAAGATCTTTGATGACCTTTCTGGACCCGTCGGCACTCTCACCGGCTGAAATCAGCATTTGGTTGACTTTGATCAGTTCCGGCAGGTTGTATGGGGTCTGTTTTGCATCTTCTTGAATGGCTGACAATGCCTGAAGTGCTTTTCCACGATCTTTCAAAAGTGTGGTGAAGGCAATTTCTGACTGTTCGAAATCTTTGGCCGTGTTGATAGCTTGGGCACCAAGGGCACCAAGTGAAATTCCACCAACTAGGCCACCAACCAATGAAATGGCTTTGCCGAACTTTCCGACTGCACTTGTAACTGATCCGAATGAAGAATTGAATTTTGATTGAAGGGATGAAGCCTGATTTCCTAGTCCAGAAATAGTGCTTTTAGCGGTAGCAATACCCTTCTGAAGATCTGAAAGGTCTGACTTGAATTTGGCAATGATTGATCCGGCTACGAATGACATTATGTTTGTTTTTCTTTTGGTCCCTGTTTCTTACTGCCAAAGAATGATTTGAGCTTGGACATATTTCGTTTGACAGTTGCATCATCAACATCATCGACATTTTCTTCATCTTCCCATCTTAGTTTTTTGACCTGATAATCGAGTTTTGCTACCAATTCCCGACGATCATTTTCTTTATATTGTGGACTACATGCCACCGAAATGGCAACGAGTTGTTCTTGTAGTCTTTCGGCCGTGATCTGGTCCATGTAGTACAGGGCTTCGTCCAGATATGTTTGCTCCAAAACTTCTGTCTTTGTCCAGTGGTAGCTGTATGCTATCCGGTGGATTATGCCCTGAACCCAATCACTTGCTTTGTTTATTTTGCTTTGATCATCGGATTCATTTTTGCTGATCCGGTGTTCTTGTTTGTGTACAGGGCGAACATTTTTTTTACTTTGTCAATTATCCCCCTGATATTGTTTACTTCCAAGATCGCTTCGATCAAATCAACGGTGTCATCCATGCCCAAATCCTCAAGAAGCAACTTTTCAGTCAATTCTTTGCTGTTTGAAGCATCGACAACGAATGTTGAAACTTTGTTGATTGAAACGGTCATCAGCATGGGCACATGCTCAAAAAGGAAATCTGCATCACGAGTTTCGGCATCCCAAGAAGAAAATGCACCCTTGATTTCTGGTGGAAGATCCTTGAAGCCTTCGATCAGCTTTGCAATCTTCCCAATTGGAAGTTTGTTGACTGTTACTTTGTGACCTGAAAGGTCCAATGTTTTACTATTCATCTTTTTTCTTTCTATTTTCGGGGTTTCTGCGGAGTTAGCACGACCCCTGAACCTCTGTGAAAATTAGTGTGATTTGTTAATCAGTGCTATCACCGATGTGGCCAAGCCAGTTGCCATCGGATTTGGTGTCGTCTACCAAAGCAACGAAAGGAATCTCAAGGATTCTTTGATCTTCGTTGTTGTAGTCAACTTCGATTTCATCCATGGCCACTGCTTTGTGAAGAACTACATCTTCACTGCCGTCAGTGTTTCCAATTGGACGAAGGACGAGTTGACCAGCCTTGGTGGCTAAACGCTTTCCAGCATTTGAGCCAAGAGTCAATCTGCCATCAGTTGCACCATCTCTGGTACCATTTGGCAAACCGGCTTCCCAAACGTCAAGATCAACTTCAGCAATGCGGACCGTAACGGTTACGGTTTCGCCATTCAATGCGAAGTCGACTGGGGTTTCACCCCATTGATCGGCTGTTAGCTTGATGTTTTCAGGGGCAATCGAAACGGTCACACCACCTTTGGTGCGTCCAAGATAAGCTCCTTTGAACCAAGCGTCACATGCACCGATTTTGAGTTGTTCGGCTGACATAAATACGCCTCCTTTCTACTTAATACTATCATCATTATAGACAGAAAATAATGGGTACGCTATTGGGTTTGTTCGTTTTGGCCCAAAGCCTGTTGAAGAAACTGATCTTTGTTGGGGTTGTAGTATTGCTGATCTTCTTTGACAATCTTCACCAAACGGTTGAATGGTGTCCTGTAAACGATGAAATTGAAGTGATTGCACTTGTAACATTTGGTCAAGGTACGTCCCCAAACAATGTATTCATGCTGAAGCAATGCACCACATTCTTCACATCGAACTTCACGCCAAAAAAGTGCTTTTATTTTGTCAATTGATTCTGAAATGAATTTTCGCATATTAGTATGTGTTTCTGATTTCGAACAGAACATTGAAGCTGAAGATTTCCTGTCCACGATCATTTTTTCCGATTGAAGCCGGTTCTTGGATAGCCATTGACTGCATCACTGACGTTCCACCCATGGTGTATTCGTGTTTTTGATGAAATAGGGCATACAGGGACCACAATTTTGAACGGGCCACACTATAATCGAAATCACGGGCCATGAATTGAATTGTTGGTGCCAACTTTGGAATGTCACGATCTGATTCAACACTTCCAGTTTCATCGACCATGATCTGATTGACGTCAACATTTGGCAAATCCTGATTATCAAACCAACCGGAAACAAAAAGATTCTGGCCATTTGTGGCAACGCCTTGTGCTTGAATATAGTCTGTTAGATCGGTGATAAATGTGTTTGTCATAGTTTTGTCATTTCGCCTTCAAGGTTTACACGTCCAATTTCCATGAATTTTGACATGTTCTTTTTCATCGGGTCCTCAAGATACTTCTTTTTTCGACCCTTCTGATACTTGGTGATGACTCTTTTCCCGTCACCGCCTTCGTGCTGATAACTTGCATATTCGATATTGTAAACAACACCGATGTCATCTGGTCCATTATTGAACACACTTCCCGACTTCTGCAAGTCACCAATGTCATGTGGCACTTCTAGTCTGGACAGGACCAAAAGTGAATCGGCCATTTCTACCATGCCACGTTGGGCCATTTTCTCAAGCCCTCGACTGAACTTGTCCAAGATTTTTTGAATCTCGGTGTCATCGATGCTGAAATCAAAATACTTTTTTCCCATGTCATTCTTTGTTTTCCAAAAGCAACAATTTTTTGTGGTTTGTTCGACCTTGTAAGTTGCGTTTATCCATGATTTTGCTGACGATGTATGTCTTGCTCTCAAAGTCTATTTTATCGCCTGAATTGACGGTCTGAAGCGGTCCAACCCACATTTCCAAGTCTGCTGTGACTTCTTGGCCATCAGCATTGATCACTTTCGACTTCGTGCCCTGTGAACGACACTTGAATGCCACACCGGTGCCAACTGAAATTTTCCCAAATCGATCAACCGTTGATTGTGGATATCTTGTGGCTGTCTGATTGAGGTACGAAGTGATTGACATTATCGTGAAATCCTTCCAATTCTACTGATCAAGCCTTTCAAGTGTGCTTTTGCCTGAACTGAAATTGGCATTTCGCCACCAGATGAAGCACCGTCGCCATAAGTTTCTGACAAATCGCCAATGCTGTATGACTTGACGCCTTCAGCTTGAAGTTGGGACCTCTCACCACCGCCACTTGAGATGAACAAAGCCTGTTCAACCACTGCACGTTTCACTTTGTCTGGAACTGGCATGATGACAGTCACGTATGAAGTCAATGAATCTGGTTGAGTTGCGAAATTCTCTGAAATGGTTACTTTTCCAGTGGCCATGTCAAAATCACTGATTTGGTATGTCTGCCCCTTGCCGGTTCCATCAGAAACAACCAAAGCACCACCATTCCAATGATCGTCTGGCATATTGGTTCGGTTTGCTAGTTGTCCACATACCACGGCATTTGCTTCAACCGAGTTGACCTTGACTTTTGCACTTTGTGAAGAACGTTGTGGAAAACTCAAAGACTGTTTTCGTCTGTATTCACGGGATTGGTTATAGTATTTTTCGTCAAAGAAACGAAGGGCATCAATCTGTTCTGAAGCCATAACCAAGGCGTACGCTTTTTGATCAGCAGTCAAATCACCCCAATTCTGGGTATTTGGCCGGTTTGTGATCATTGCATCAGCTTCAGCAACGGTCAAATATGAATTTGCATCTGGGTGGGTTGGGGTGGCGATAATAGTGACTGACATATATTTTCAGTATAACTTATTTCCGGCTTTCCGTGTATATTCAAGCGAATCTTTTCAACACTTCTGCCAATTTGTCAACGGTCTTTTCAATCGTGAATCCCTTTGCATACTCTGAAACCTCTTTGCTGTGAACCATGTCCAACTGATTTCCCTTGGCCTTCCAGTCCTCAAATTCGGCTCTCATTGCCATCTTCAGTGAATGAAGCGTTGGTTGCCATTGATGGCCCAAATCAAGCGTTCTGAGTTCGGTATTGTCATATTTTGCATTGATCTGTTCAAACTCAAGGCCATGGCAGTATCGATCGTCAAAGTATGTGGCCATTCCAGTGTGATTTGGGATGATCGCACGAAGGCCAGTCGCCATTGCTTCCAAAGGTGTCAATCCAAAACCTTCACCACGGGAAGGGAACACAAAACAGTCTGCATCACGAAGCACTTCATACATTTCTTCTTGTGGCAATTTCCCACTGATTTTTTCAATGTTTGGGTACTGATTGAATGGTGGTGTTATGCCCAAAGTCGTTTTGAATACCAATTTGACCGGCTCTGCTTCGTCAAATTCTTCTGTGAAAGCCTGAAAAATCAAATCCCATCCCTTTCGCCACTTGAAGGCATCGAAGTGCAAGAATGTGAATTTGTGACCATCTGGCCTGTTTGAACGGTCCAAAAAGTAGAAAAAGTCAGGGTCATACCCAAGTGGGACCACTTCAGGAACAACGCCGAAATTCTTTTCCATAACATCAGCACAAAATTGAGTGGGCACCAATACATGATCAGCCATTTTCAGCCACGGTTCCCAAAACTTTGGGTACTGATCTGATTCGAACATTGTGTATGAAATCTTGATTGGGGTTTTTACCAGTGAAAGAGTATTTGGCAGGTGATAGCACAATCCAACATTCTGGCCTTGATGCAGGGTGTTCAGGTGGATGCCACGATCAACAATTCGACGCTTGATATTGACTGAACTGTTGCCATAGCCATCGACATTTTTGGTTGGGGCCATGTAAAAAATATCATGAAGGTGTTTTTCTTTGGCAAGGGTTTCTTCTCGATGATTGACGCCATGAATGAAATCCACACGTTCATTGACTGTGGCCATCCGGTATTTCTTGCGTAGTTTGTTGAGGGCGGTATAGTTGGGGACCTCTATTTCGAGAACCTCACCTGTTGAATCGACAAAGTATTGTTTCATTTTTCAATCCTTTCATATTGCATTGATTATTTATACCAAAAAAAAGGGGCCTCCGCTATTGGAAGCCCCTTCTGGTTTCGAATCAAACCAATGATTATTGAGTTTGAATAACCACACCGAGTTCTGGGCGGAGTACACCGACACCGAACAAGACGTCGAGGGTTAGCTGATCAGCTAACAGATCGGCGTTGTAGCTATACAAGGCTCTCATTGATAATCCACTGACGGGATCAGTGATGACACTTACCTTCACACCTTCACCACGAGGGGTTGGGAGTGGACGCATTGCCAAACAGATGGCACGTCTGTGCATCAAGGCGTTGCTGTAAGTAGCAGGGGAACCACCGTCATCTGGTGTGAAGATAGATTCAAAGGTTTTGAAGCTGTGAATCGTACCGACTTCACCATCTTGGATTGCGACGTTTGCACCGTAGTCACTGACTTTGGTGAAGCGATCAACTTGCAAGAGGGTGTTGACTGCACCAGTTTCCCAATAACCAAATCGGCCAGACATAGGGGCACGGTTGTCGGTGATCACTTTACGAGCTTGTAAAACGAACCCTTCCATCGTGTCTTTGGTGGCACCAGTGGCGTCAATAGGACTGTTGGTGAAGTTAGCAAATTGAGCGGCGATCGAAGTTTCGATCTTCTCGGCCAAAGCTGTGATCATGTCACCAAGATAGGTGTCCTGAATGTTACGGTCGGTCACTGCCTGTGCGTAATCTTCAGGGGCGATGGTCACTTCCCAATGCTGATCAACGGTGATGTCCACTTTGTCCATTGAAGGATCTTGCAAAGTGACTGCAACACCGGCTGACTTCTGATTGGCGACCAAAGTACCTGTCTTTGGAACGCTAACAGTAGCACCTTTGCTGACTGATTGACCTGCTTTTGCTTGGCCAACAAGTTCTGACTCTTTAGTAACGTTTTTGGCAAGGTGAAGTTGAGTGGCCAGAACGGTCAATGCTTCTTGGGCAATGATTTCTGGTGTGATCTCAACAACATCTGCTCTTTGAATGGTATCTGCCATGATATTTTCCTTTCAGATATTATTTTTTACTATTTTTTCTGAGGGCTTATGTCGTCCTCAATTCGTCCTGCACCTTGTGCTTCAAGGATGGCATCACGATTTTCAGTATAGAACTTCGTGTCGGATAGCTGTGAACGCTTGAAGGTTGGTTTGTCTTGCTGACCGCCGTTTGGGGCACCGCCTTCATTTCCGATACTTGGTTTTTCTACTTCACCAAACAAATATGGTTTTTCGGTTTTTACACTTTCGACCAATTCTTTGACCTTTGCTTCATCAACCGTGCCATCCTCTGACACTTCGATTTTTCCTGCAATGATCTGTTTGACAAGTTCTGGGTCACGTGAACCCAATTCTGATGCGACTTTAGCAATGGCCTGTGACTTTGCGGATTCTTTCAACTGACCACGAAGTTTTTCGGTTTCAGCTTTCTGATCTTCAAGCAACTTTTCGAACTCACCGTTCTTTTTTGCTTTTTCTTCTTCCTCTGCCTGTTTTGCCTTTTCAATTTCTTGAAGTTTGGCTTCAGCCTGTTCACGGGCTTCTTTTTCTTTGCGTAACTTTTCAGCTACAACATCGTAACTGGCTTTCGGAATTGTTTCGCCTTTGTCACCACCTTTGTCGGTGTTCTTGTCATCATTTTTGTTTGGATCATCTGCCATATAGCCTTTCTGCTTCGCCGTTGTCGCCGGTACGCCACGAATTATTTGTAAGGACACTATCAGAATACAATGTTCATCGGTGTGTTGCAATAGGTTCAGAAAAAACTTTGTTCGAACAAACTTTGAAGTTTATTTTTTACGCTTCACTTAACGCATTGATTGATTACTATATGAGATACTTATTGTTTTACTAATCACCACTCCCCTACTCTGCCCATGTGTGCCACTTTTTTTTGTTTTTAGCCTGAAGGACCACTCCCCTACCCTCTCGGGTGTCCCTCTCGTACTCGAGGAAAACGGCACTTTTGACAAAAATACCCCTCTCGGACCGGTGGGGGAGGGGTTGAAGTGGTATATTCGGGTTATCTTCGCAATTATTGCGTGAATAAATTACATGAAATCAGTCAGTCGAATCATCGCATTTCGAAGTGGGTGATTCTTTCGTATTGAAGTATTTATGTACTCAATTGCTTTTTTCTTATTTCCAGCATCAAGCAACTTCCTGAACTGTGGAACGCCATCAATATCCATATCACGAAGCATTTTTTCGTGTTCTTTTTTGGCTTCTGTGAATGACTGTTTGTTTTCTGGTTGGTATTCAATGACTTCCAAATGAGTGTTGAACCGTGCATCTTCTGGGTGCTTCAGTCGTAGCGATTCAAGGGCATCAACATCACCATCGAGCATTGCATTTTTGTACTTCTCAAAGTCACCGGTGGTCCCTTTTTGATCAACGCTTCCTGTTGGTTCTTCGACCTGCTCAAAATCTTCATCGATCATTTCGACGTCTATTGGTTGAATGAATTTCATATTGAACCCTCCAAATCCTTGAATACTTTGAATAATTGTGGGGCACGTTTTGCAAAACCTTCTGGGTCCAATCGATACTGTGCATACCCATCGGCAAAAACTTCTTCGAAACTTGAAAGATATTTCACCGTCTTTGTTCCAACCGATGTGTATTTCTGACCATCTTTCGATCTGATTTTTCCACCCCTCAAATATGACTTGATCAAATCTTCGAGGCTGTCTGTTGATTCAAGGCCGTGTTCCTTCTCAAACGATTTGATTGAATTGGCAACCCGTTCATACACAACTGTTTTGCCATCTGCTCTCAACGCTTCAAGGACTTCTTTTTGCTTGGTCAACTTGTTGAATTGATAGATGCCACTTCTGATTTCTGTTCGATCGTTGAGTTGGTAGTCAATGAAATGGCCCATTTCGTGATAGAAAGTTTTTGATGCCTCTTTGGCACCGAGTGTTTTTTCTACCTTCTCGATATTGGTCAAGTTCAGGTTCACTTCATTGGTGAGTGGCGTATAGCTTCCGGCGTTCGATCTCTTTTTTGTGATTCCAGTTACCAAACCACGTTTGTCTGAAAGTGACTTTTCAAAACCATTCATTGCATACTTGTATTCACGCTTTGAATCTGAGAACACCACATCGAAAGCATCACCAACCACTGAATCGGCGAACATCTCACCCCATTTGGCACCCTTTGCGAAAGCCATCAATAGTTGCTTGTTTTTGGCAATTACGTCTTTTTGAATGTCGCCAAATGCCCTGTACTGCTGTTTGTTAGCATCCCAACCAACTGCTTGGTCCAAATACGTCTTGTGGTATGGACTGAATACATGACGGCAGTTTGGGTGAAATAGGCCGTTTCTCTCTGCCTCACGAACTGAAATGTACCCACTATTTCGACCGGTAACTGACAAAACCTTCAATTCAAATGGGGCACACTGTGGGCAGGACCCAAAGTGATTTGAAACAATCACCAGATCATATCCTGATTCAGCCATTCGATTGGCCACACCTGAATTGTGTGCTTGGGTCAATTTTGTTCTGGAAAGCATTTCAGCATAACGAAGCAGGTCCCATTGTCGACCACGCTTGTCAGTGATTGCGGACAATCCTTCCTGTTCGAGAATACCGGCAACGCCTTTTGTGATCTTTCGAAGCGAATCACCCTTGATTTGACCCTTGGCCATACGTTCCAAAACGGCTTCCCTTGCCGAAGAACTGATGATTCTATCTGCTGACCTTGCAACGCCGGACAAACCGTCACTAGCACTGGCATACATGTCTTGTGCAATGGCTTCAATGGCTTCTTTGTGGAAACCAACAAACGATGACTTGATCCGAACTTCGTCACCACGCTGATTCAGATCTGAAAGAGTGTCAAACAAACCTTGTTCATACTGTGATGGAATCTCAATTTTGATCCAATCCTGAATGTCTTTGTCTGCTTGGGAAATGATTTGTTCAATTTGTTTCTGCTGACCACGACGTTTTGTGGCAGTAGTAAGATTGGCCCCGTTCAACTCGGCAGTGATTTCGCTATATGCGGACTGCAAAATTGAATAGAACCGCTTCACGGAACCATCTGATTGGACTACGCCTTCGGGCCTCATTGTTGGTCATTTTCACCGGCACCACTTGAGTCATTATTACTACCACCGAAAACTGGACTTGCTGTGAAAGTTGGCTTGTTTTCAGCCTGTTCTTTTTTCACTTTTTCCAATTTCACTTGGGCTTCATCCTCGGTGATGCCGTCAAGGACTGCGATGGATTCGGCCTTCGTTGTCAAACCTGAATCAAGTTTTCGTTCCTCAATTTCGATCTGTTCGAGTGCATCATTGATGATACCGTCCTGCCACTTGATTGTTGGCTCAACTACTTTGCCAGTCATCTTGATCCCATTGGCTGATAAACCATTGGCAAGTGCAAACTTCTGGGCAGTAGTCAAGAAACGCTTCAAATTAGCATCATAATACAGTTCTTTGCGGTGTTTTTTTGCCAAAGTTCGAAGCAATCGATACTTCAATGCACGTCCTGATTCTGCCTGACCGTCTTTGTCCCGACCAAATAGGGAAGGGGACATATCAGAGAACATGAACAAGAAATCAACCAATCGGTCAATTTCGTCAAAAGCTGATTCAAGTTTTGCATCCCAAACAATGTATTGTGGCATCTGACCACCGGCTTCCATGTTGTTGACCTCAATCACACCAAAGGCTTCACGTCGGACCTTGCCTTCGTCATCAAGAACACCATCTGGAACGGCCAAAATAGGCTCACCATGTGCATCAAGAATGTTATCAACACGGGTCATTCGGTTATTGATGGCAAAAAATAAGTTGATCAAATCTTTATAGTCTGAAATGCCCCAAATTCGGGTGTTTGTTCGATAGTTGGGGATATGGACCACCAAGAAATCATCAATGTTTGTTTTCACAACCTCTGGATGTGGCTTCCCATCATCAGTTTTGAAGTAGTCACCAACATTCAGCTTGATTGACATTTCACCATTGTCTAGTTGCCAAAGTTCATATTCGATTGAGCCTTTGCGGTGAATTTCTTTGAACAATGCTTCGTTTTTCCTACCGTTTGAAATAGGAAGTGTGACTTTCCACTGAAAAATGTGGGCTGTTGGCTCTGCACGAACGTTCATCGGGTTGACTTCGACATCATAACTGTGGGGCTGTACGTCCTCAAGGATGATCTGGCCGTTCTTGGCCCTCATACGAAGCACAACATCACCAAAATATGATTGTTCTGCACCTGATTCATACAACTGAATATGGAAATTATTCGACTGCATCATTGCGTCGTGGAAATCACTTGTCTTGCCCTCATAAGTGATCTTTGGAAATTCTTCAAAAAGCATGTCTGCCGACAACATCGACATCATCTTGCCAAAATTACAGGCCACATATCGAAGGTTCGAATAGGCTTGGGACACCTCTTTTGGTGAAATCTGTTTGAACGCATCAAAATGTTCCCCCAAGAAAATCTTTTCGTACAGATTATATTGGGAAATTCTATTTGATAATTCGTTTGATGGATACTTTGACATGCCTCTATTATGCCTTCTTTTTCTACCTTCTCAAAGGGTTACTATCGTATACCCTAGATTTCTTTGCTTGTCGTTGCTCTCGGTACAACATCAAACTGTCGAAAGCGTCGTCATGTGCCCCTAGTGGGAACTCAAAGATTTCATCTTTTATGGTAGCACATTTTTGGTGATCACTGCGAAGCCAAACTTGCCCTGCCTCAAAGGCTGATGAATGGATTCTGGCCCTTCTGATCTTGTCTTTGTCAGTTTTGATAGGTACCACTGTGCAATAAAACACCCTTCTTCTATTCAATTCCTTTCGAACCAATTTGTACAGTCCACTTTGGTATGCAACTGATTCAATACCAATTTTGGTCAATCGCCATTCCTCGATTTTGTCGCAAATCAATGTGACTTGATCATTGATGTCGGGAATTTTGTCATGGTGAAGATCAAGCATGTACTCATTTGCCGATGATTCTTCAAAACCGGCGATATACATTGAAAAGAAGTCGGCTGACTCTTTTTCACTGATAGCAGGGTCAACGGCACCTTCACGCTCAAGAGTATCCAACCATTTCCACATGCGTTCCTGATCAGTGTTGGCCACCAAGCTGATCCATTTTTCACGAAGTGTGTATTCACGAATCCAATCAGTTTTGATGATACGGTCCTTGTCATCTTGGGGTTCATTCTGCATTTCTTGTGCAAAAACGATCGATCCAACATAATCTGGGTGATTTGGGTCATCACGCATTGCCTTGAGGTAGTCAATTGAAAAACGGCTTGGCCAGAATGATTCACCGTCTTCGTTGATAGCCTTCCACAAACGAGTTCGCCAACCACTATATTTGCCTGATTTCTCAAGAACCTGTTTCAAAAGCGAATGATAGTGAAGGATGGTCCCGATGTAGACAATGTTTTTGCTGTAACGGTCCATTGCCGGTTCAAGGTCATAATCAAACCATTTTTGAAGTTTCATTCGGCGTTCTTTTGAATACACCACTTCCATGTTTTCAAGATCGTCAATGATCACTTGATCTGGACGGTGATTTTTGAACTTCAAACCACGAATTTTCATTCCGGCACCAAGTGGCAAAATATAGCATTCATGTTTCAAACCATTGATGATGAAGCCTTCTTCACCCCAACGTTTGCTGACTGCATTCGGATAGATGAATTTTATTTTGCTGTTGCTCTCAAGTTCTGCTTTCAAACCACCTGCCAACAACTTTGCCTGAAGAAACGTGTCTGAAATGTATGGAATGAACCAACGGTGGCCATTGAGTGCCAACCATGCCAAAAATACCAAACCAACAATCGTTGACTTAGCACCACCACGAGGGGCACCACCGGCGAATTTACCGTCTTTCATCAACTCAACAACCAATTCACGGTGAAATTCTGGGACCGCATCACCCATCAAATGAGAAAATAGGGAAGCAAAGTCCCAAAAGTTTTCAGGTTTTGAATAGTAGTTTTGAAGGTATTGTCTTGCCTTTACGGCACCATACCGATCAATTAGCTTCTGAATCTCGATCATTGTTGTTGTTCTTCCTCACGAAATCATCCATCTCGGCGATTTCCTCTTTCGACAAGGGAGCTTCAACATTCAGATTTTTGATGTCTGCTTTGCTGATCTCGGTCGGCATACCCAAAATGATGCGTTTCTGATTTTGGGCAGTCTTGAGCGAATCGGCCAAGTTTCTAAGATCAAGTGATTGCATTTTCAAGTTTTTCATCAGTTTGATTTTCTGTTCTATCTCTAGCGTTTCATCCTCAATGACTTCATGTTGGGTTTCCAATAACATCTGAATTGCGTTCATGATGCCGTGTTCCAACATATCCAAATTCCTGAATTGCTTCTGATCTGTTGATTTGGCAATTTTTTCACGCTGTCTGAAAAATGCTTCAACCTGCTTTTCACCATACTGCAACCGTTTCTCAACCCAACCGTTCCTTTTCCCCCACTTTTCAACTGTTCTGATGTGTACATCAAACTTTTTTGATACATCTGAGTATTTTTTTAGGCTTCCATTTGGGTGTGGAGTGCAATAATAAATAAACGCTGATTTTATATCAAACTTTTGTGGAATTGGTACGGGTTTCTTTCGTTTTTTGTTACTCATAGTATTTCCTATTTGCAGTTAGCAGTGTGAGAAAAACACTGCCACATTCGTATTTTGCGTATTTTACTTGCTGAATGGGTGCAATTTAATACCCCCAAACAGTGATCGTTGCTTCGTACTCTTTGCAACCCAATACCTTTTCGGTGGGTTCAATGAACCTTTGGATGTGTTTGTCATCTTCGATGATTTCAGCCTTCTGCATAATATCATTGATAGATGCGATCATATTGTCAAGATCAGTGGCCCCTCTGCCCTTCATTTTGAACTGATAACTGGCAACGTATGGTGGTTTCAGCTTCTTACCCTTTGACGCAATGGCCTGAAGGCTTGGAAGCAAGTCTGATTCAAAATTGATGAATGCTTTTGATGATCCGATGAAAGTCTGTCCGGTGTACCGGTTGCTTAAAATGCGTTTTGAATTTTTCTTTGAGGCGACACGGCCTTCAAATGTGAATTGGACAGATCGTGGTGGTAGTTGCATGGTGTTCATTTCTCATTGTTGTACATCTTACTTTTCAACCGCTTCATTGACATGGCAAATTCCATGGGTTCTACCAAAGCACGTTTGGCATAGAAATCTTCAACAAGCGAAAGCAAGTTGGGTGACATTGAGAAAACAAACTCGTAACGTTTTGGGGCGATTTGATCAATTTCAATCAATGTTTGCTGTTGCATGAACAGGAATGATGAAACATACAGATCTTTTGTTCGGTATTCATTGGATTCATTTTGCATAGTGATACCACTATAACGTGTTTTTTGTCCTTGGGAAAGTGGGTGAAAAAGTGTTTGCACACAAGTGATCCGGTTAGACGGAAGGTCCCTTGGTGTACTGCCAAGATTTCAAACGGTCGTTAGCCATTTGACCCCGTTGGATTGCGTTGCTTTCGATCAATGTTTCGGTTGGGTCATAAATTATTGCTAATTCACAACTTGCCCAAAATTCCTACAATCCGCCTCGGCTCACAGTCCGAAGTCCTTGTGTGCAACTCAATCATACATCGAAAGTGGGGAATTATTCAACTACCTTGCGAACAATGACTTGGTATTCTTTCAACAAAACTTCAATTTCATCTTGAAAGAAGTCTAAAAATGCGTCAATTGCCGGTCTTGGGTTCTTTCGTGGTTCTTGGTACGCATCCCACGCATAATCGTCAAAAATGATGATTCCACCCTGTCTGACAAGTGGCCAAACCAACAAAGCATCGGACATCACATCTTTTGCCATGTGTGAACCATCAATATATGCCAAATCAAACTTTTCAGCTTCAAAAGAGGTGTTGAACGCTGTCAGTGCATTGAATGACGTATCTTTGATTTTGTGGACCTTGTAACGAAATGGCATGTACACATTGAAATCAAAAATTGCTTCAGTGTTTGAAAAATCATGATTGGCACTTCCATCACGGTGTTCGATGCTACCTTCAAACGTATCAATGACCGTTATTTTGGAATCTTCATGCGTCAATATGTTTTGCAATAGCCATTTGGTCGCACGTCCTTCAAAACAACCGATTTCAAGGGCATTCAACGCTTCGCCCTCAAGTGGCTTCAGTATTCTGGACCAGTTTTCAACATTATTGCTGAACCAATCTTGTGTGAATTGCAAGTTTTGTGTCATTTCAATCCCTTCAATGGATGTGGACCATAAAATTCGGTCATATTTTGCCAAAGTTGTGCATCGTCCAAATTATATCCATCGGGAAGTTTTTCCAATTTTGATTCACCTTTTATTTGGCGATCATAATTGATGTATTTGAGTACCAATTGGGCTTTGTCTGCTGTTCGGCCGTAGTGATACAGGAAAACATCAGGGAGCGTCAAAATGCGGTGTTTATTGGTTCTGCCACCACGAACACCCATCAATGCAACGCCCGACTTGTCGTGAAGCATTTCATGGATTTTGTTTTTGTAGTGATACCCCTTGTTGAGTCTGAAAGCACGAAGTTGGAAATCTGGGAACAAATGATCGTCGAAGTGGTCGGTGTCTTGAACAAATTCTATGCGTGGCATGACGATCGCATCAAAATCATGTGCATATTGCTGAAGTTTGATGACCTGATTCCTATCAAGTGCTTCATCAGCATCAAGCATGATCAGATAATCCATTCCGGCTTCCTCTGCACATTGAATGAGTATGTTTCTGGCCGTGGCAAAATTGTTGGGCCATTCTTGTCGGTGAACAACAAAGCCAAACTGATCAAGAATTTCACGGGTATAATCGTCACTGAAAAAATCAACTGCAAAACGGTGTTCAAAGCTGAATGAGTATGTGGGAAGTGTCTTTTCTAGGAACTCACGCTGATTCCTGACAATAATCCCCAAAGCTATATTCATTTTTTCATTTGTCATGAACCCATTATGCCTTGAATTATTGGTTCAATCAATCCGGCAAAATTCAAAACTTTCATCACAACATATACGGTCAAGAGAACCGCAATTGCTGTCAAAATTGCTTCAAGCCTGTTTCTCATATTGTGCCCTCATAATATCTGAACCTGATCGTCAATAACAGTGCTATATCTCGCATTCATCATTTATTGATAGTCAAATTTTTTGCCTAGACACTCGACTATTGTTGTGTACTCTGAAAGCTGATCAACTGGTTTCCCATTCAAGAAAATGATCTTTTTTGGCACCGAGTATTCATTTTGACAAAATAGCTTCCCTTTTTCTGTTATACGCCACTTGCCACTGGTTCGTTTGGTTGGATCAATTTCATCTGTTTCCTGCTCGATCAAACCCCAAAATCGCAACTTTGCGAAGTCACCGCCACCAAATGGTTTTGCAAAATCATTCACATGGTAGTATCCATCGCCTTCAGCTTTCGTGATCTTGTATAACTGCATCAGGTTCATGGCCATAAGCGAATGAATACCCCGATAATATACCTTGACGAATTGTTCGCAACATGGGCAAATGACCCCTTCGTTTCGATAGTCTACTACGAATTGTTTTGCATCTTTTACAAGGTGCATATTTGTTATGACTGATTGGTGCTTCGTCTGGTATACAGCGAACCTTGAAGGTAGAACGCCAATTTCACCAGTTTTTGAAGATCTTTCAATTATTTCAGAACCCTTTTTGCTATTTATTGATATTTTTTTCATGTTTTTATCCTTTCATTTTTTTATTATTCAACCGATTACAATTGATTTTCGATCACAATTTCAACTTCTTCACCAAGCACACTGCTGTACTTCTGAATGTTTTCTTCTGTTTTTGATCGAATCGTGGTCCAAACTTCTGGTCCCATGTGTGTTTCTGAAATGAGTATCAGCACCAAAAATGGGTATTCTGGCAGGTCGTGAAATCCTTTGACCATAACTTCACCGTTTGGTGTCTGCACATATTCAAAGTATTCGGTGTCATAATCCAAAAACTGTTCTGAAACATTTTCACTTGTTGCTTCGACCATTGCCAACAGTCTTGTGCTTGAAATGAATCTTGGCATTTTTTGATAACTTTTTGCGAATTTGATTTTTTCCATATTACTTCCTATCTTCCCAACAAAAACCACAATTTTTACAAACGTGTAGTGTGGGTGGTTTTTTGGTCCACAAGATACGTATTAAGAACATGAATGTCAAGAAATTACGCTTGAAAGCATTCCCAAACGATTCTTTCACATCATTGATGTCAGTTGAACCACATTTTGGGCATTTTAGTGCGTAGTAGTTACGCCACCATTTGAAAAATTTGAATATAAGTTGCATTTTTTATTCTTTCATTTTGTTTATTGTTTCCATATCATTCCATAGGTTGCCCTATGTTGTCAATAGTGGATTCACACCCAAAAGACACCCCCTAGAAGGGAATGTCGTTTGAGATGTCATCACTCGAAAGTGCCTGTTGAGTGGCTTGTTTTGTTGGCTCTTTAGTGATCGGGTTGAGTTTTCGGCCAGTCAGTGACCCCAAAAGATCACGTGTGGCAATAATGTCTGACAATGCGTCGTGTGCTTGGATTTGAATGCCAAAATGGTCACATAGAGTGCCCAATTTGTGATTCTCTAGCTTGAAAGCACCTTCAAATGCCTTCAGGTTTGCCAGTGCCATCACGTCGACGTAATACCAAGAAATGAATGATCCAAGATACATGTCTTTTTGTTTTTTGAAAAAGCTGTGAATGAAATCAAGGTCAAAACGTACGTTGTAACCAACTGGAATGAACTTGTCGGCCTTGTCGAACTTGTTCACATAACGGCCCAAAATGTCTTGGAATTGTTTCTTCATCTCTGAACGATCTGGGTATGCCATGATCTGTTCTTTGGTTTTACCAATAACGTCGAGGGCTTCTTGTTCAATATCATCGACATTCACTGGTCTGGCCAATAGATTGAAGGTTTCTTTCACCTCACCATCAATTTCGACCATTCCTGAAAGCTGAACGATATCGTTTTTGTACGCACTTCGTCCGGTAGTTTCTACATCAAAATATAGTGCCTTGATTGACATGGCTCCATCCTTTCATTATTCGATGACTTCGATGCGGACGGTCGAAACATCGGTTTTTGTATTTATTGCCCCATATACTGCCGGTGTCAGGTCCGCAATCCGGTTGTATTTTTCAAAGCCACCGGTATCAGTTACCGTGGCAATGACTGATTTCCCATTGTCAAGATTTGTGATCTTCACTTTGGTATTCATGGGCAGGTGATTGAATGCGATCGTTGGTCGATCGTCTGAAAGTGTTTCGCCGTTAGCCATTGTCAGGGTTGGTGAACAACCGAGGCATCCGGCCACACTATAATGGCTGACTTTTCCTTCAAATGCACGTGGCAAGAAGGTGCTTTTTTCTAGCTCTGGTGTTGGTGATGGTTCGATTTCCTCAATGATGGGGACTTCTCGCTCAATCACTTCAGTTTCAGCCGGAATTGGGGACACTAGGTCCTCTTTTTTCTCTTGACCGTATGCAAAAAACAACACGATTCCCAAGATCAAAATATATACGGCCAGAATTAGTGGTCTATTTTGATTCATGGCTTCCTTCACGAAGGTTTTGAACCTTTGCCAAATCTTGTGTCGTGAAAACACGATAGTTGTTCACTTTGTCACGACGATCTGGCACAATTCCACGTTTCTGCCAATTTTTGACAGTATCGGGATGAACGCCTAGTTTTTCAGCAAATTCTTTGATATACATTTCAACCTTTCTTTTCTGGTTTGTGAACCATTCCGATGTGGGTTTTTAGTCCATGTCTTGATTCACTTACATAATTGCAATATGGGCACTTGATAACACTGTCACTGGTTCTTGCTTTCACGATCAGTTTGAAATCATCAAACATCTTCACGAAATAGTCCCATTCAAAGAAAACAATGCTTCCTTTTGCCCTGAAAGCAACAATGTGGCCCCTGTCCTTGTAAAATTCCAAGGTTGCAATTCCACCTGCCATTTTCAACAAAATTTCACCGTGTTGTTTTGTATTTTCTGCCATATCTTTCACCATTATTCACCATCTTTCGTTATGTTGTCAACTTCCAAATACTTGGCAATTTCATCAATTGAAACTTTGCCTTCATCAGCCATCAATTTCAAATCATCAAACATGATCTGCTTCATTTCTTTGGCCATGTTCGAAACGTGCTCTGCGTAGGCTTTCAACAGTGCCGGTGCGGTGTAATTGACGTTTGAATACTTTCCACCAGTCACTTCTTCGTAAACCACTGAAGCGTTTGTCATCAGGAAGTAATACCCACCAAGTTCGTTTTTCACTTCTTCCATGCTTGGTTCTTTGCCTTCAAAAAGTGGAATCCAAAATTCGTTCCAAACTTTTTCAACTGCATCTTCAGCTGAAAGATTGATCGACGATTCCTTGACCTTGGCGTTGTAGTGTTTTGGTTGTGGTGCTTTTTTCACAATTCAATCCTTTCAGAATTTCTTATTTGGTAAAAATTTGGCTCCAACTTGTTTTTCTTGACCCATTTTTCCAAAAGATCATCAAGTTCTTTCATTTCTTCTTTGCTAATGAAACTCAACCAATCATCAGCATATTCACCTGCTTCACAAACGGCACAATCTTGTGCATCATCGATAATTCGATCGGCATTGATGAACTGTGAAGCTATGAATTTCGATGCCTGACCAACCCAAAAAACTTTGACTTGATGTTCTTCACTGCCTTGCTTCTTTTTTTCAATGAAGTCATGAATTGCTTCAGCTTTTGTTTCAAAAAAATCACCATCGAACGTTTCGCCGTTTGCTGATGTACACCATTTTCCATTTTTTGACATATATCCTTTCATTTTATTTTTTACCGAATAAGTGGACCACATAATCACCGTTACGTGAAACACCCGTTTCTGTGAAATTGCAGTTCAACAAGTTTTTTCTGTGAAGTGGTGATTCCATCCACGCTTCAATCATGGCTTCATCGCTGTCAAAGTCACGGGCCAAGTTTTCACCGGCCACTTTGTAGTCATAGTGTTTTTTGACTGTTTCCCAAACACCATCATGGGACCAATTGCCATCTGATACCCACAAAACACGCTCTTTTGATGCTTCCTGAAGATCAACATTGACCACCAGTGGTGTTTCACAACCATGTTCAGCACGAACCATATTGGCCAAGTCAACAATATGGTCAATCTCGACGAACTCAACTGCTGAAATTTCTTGGACAGGTGCTTTTTGAAC